CTAATATAAGTCAATTTGACTGTCCAATTTTCGTTCCGTTTTTCTTATCAAATAACTCGTTTTAATCTTGTGGAATGAGTCTACAAGTTTTTTAGTTCTTTCAAGGTCGAAAGCTATTCCAAAACTTACCTTGTTTCTATTTTTAACAACTACATGATTGAATAACTCATCAATGGGGAAATCTTCTAAGTTGCTAATAGGTTTCTTAAATGGTTTCAATAATTTTTTGTAATATAAAATCTTTTTTTCTGCATCGTAAGATGTGATGATTTTATTGTTTAGGTAAGCTATATCAATTTCTGCTTGCTCTTTATCATATAGAAGTTCTCTCTTTATTGTTTCATCATCAGGGTCATCATTTAGGAACCTACTGATCTTTTGCTGTAAGGCGTTAATTTTGCTCTCTAAGGCTTTTATCTCTTTCTTTAGGCTTACTACTTCAGGATGTGTTTTAAAAGCCACATTTAGCCTTTGAAAGAATTTGCTCTTATCTCTAATAATGCTGTTTATATGACTAAGTAGTGCATCATCAAATGGATCCGCATTTACAATGTCATTTGCGCACTTTTTGTTGTACTTGTTATTCTTACATATGAGAACCCTGGTTTCGTTATGCTTATTAATATTGTTACGTTTGAACTGATAATTACTACCGCAGACACCACATTTAGCGAGTCCATTATATATTGTCCGATTCCTTGCTTTTTCAGTGACAGTTTTCCTTGTTGTAGCTTTTAAGTAATGTTTTGCTTTTGATTTTCTAAGTTGCTGCACTTGATTCCATGTATCGTGATCAACAATACCAGGATGTGAGTTTTCCACATAATATTTGGGTTTTTTGGTTTGATTCTTTATATTATTGTAACTGCCTATTTGCTTTCTTATTGTCTTTTGTAAGATAGCATCACCAGTGTATTTTTCATTGGATAGAATGCTTAGTACTGCCCCTGCGTAATAAGACTTATTAAAAGCTTTTGTTTTATAACCTTGTTCATTAAGCATTGTAGCAATTTTTTCATGTGAATATCCGTCAAGATACCAAGTATATATATTTCTAACGATTTCAGCTTCAGCTTCATTAATTATGATGTTATTTTTTTCATCACGGTCGAAGCCTAGCATTTTTGATGTTACCATATGTACTTTCCCTTCTTTAAAGTTGTTTTCATATCGCCATATTACGTTTTGACTATTGTTTTTTGATTCCTCTTCAGCAATACTCGCTAACATAGAGATAATGATATCTATGCTCGTATCAAAAGAAGAAAGGTTATCGTTTTCGAAATATATTTCAGTTCCTACTTTTTTTAGCTCTCTAATCGTTTTTAAACAGTCAACTGTGTTTCGAGCAAATCTTGAAATAGATTTTGTAATAATTAAGTCTATGCCTCCGGCTTTTGCAACTTCAACCATTTGCATAAATTGTTTTCTACCAAAGATATTGGTTCCGCTTTTTCCTTCATCCCCATAGACACCCGCGAACTCCCAATTAGGATTTTTCATGATCATATTTTTATATTCACTAACTTGAACACTAAACGAGTTAAGCTGACTTTCTTTATCAGTGGACACACGAGCATAAGCGCAAACTCTTTTAATTTTATTTTTTCTTTCATATTCGTCTAAATTAATTATTTGTTCTACGGCCATGTTTAACTCCTAGTTTAACAACTCTATAAGTGACAGTAATGTTTTTTGATTTATTGTTAACTACACCACTCTTAATAGGTTTTAAAGCTGCTATTAAATCTTTATACTTATTGATGTATTCTTTACTAACTGGAATATCTGAAACCACAAAGATGACATCATTCTGTTTTACTGCAATAATTGCTTTATAAAAGCTTTTTAAAATATGTTGATTCAGTGAGACATAGTTTTTTAAAAAATCTTTTATTCCTATCATTCTTTGTGTTCTAACGTAATGATTCGCTTGTAATTCTTTCTCATTCTTTAGTTCGCTATTTAGTTCTTTTAAAGCTTTCTTTTTTTCTGAGAACATTTCTTTATAGAATTCGGGATGTTCATTCATTTTTTCGATATCAGTATTAATGATTGTTTTTAGTTCTTTCTCAACCTTTTTAATTTTCTTTTCAAGTGATGAAATCTTTTTATCAATGTTTGAAGAATCTAATGATGATTCTACAATGGCTAGTGCTTTGTTTATGATGTCTGGACTCTCTTTATGAACTTTCTTTAAAGAATCTTTAATCGCCAACTCTAAAGTATCGTTGTCTGTTGGTGTGTTTTCACATACATGTGGATCTTTATATCTATTCTTACAAGATAGAACAATGCGTTGATAGGGTTTATTATAACTATAATAATGTCTGTTCATAATTTTTCCACAGCCACCACAGTAGACAAGACCACTTAGTGGATATTTATTAGAATGCTTCGAAACTTTATTAGAACGATAGTTTTTTGATAAAAGTGTTTGTACCAATTTGAATGTCTCCCTCGTGATGATAGGCTCGTGACTATTCTCTACATAATATTTAGGAACTTCTCCATTATTAGGAACGCTTTTATGTTCCAGGTGGTCCTTTGTAAAAGTCTTTTGTAAAATCGCATCCCCACAATATTTTTCATTCATAAGAATGTTTTTAATAGAAGTACTAGTCCAATGGACAACTTTACGACCATTCTTTATTTTTTCTCTCTTTAAAAATGATGCGATCTCGCCCATGGAGTAACCGGCTAAAAACATATTATATATTTTTTCTATGACCTGAGCTTCTTCTTTATTTTTTATGATCTTACCATTTTGATCTTTGTCATATCCTAAGAATCTTTCAGTATTAATGTGTACAATGCCTTTGCCAAATCTCTTTTGATAACTCCATTTAATGTTTTCACTAATGTTTCTTGATTCTTCCTGTGCAACTGATGAAAAAATTGTGAGCATCATATCAACTTTAGGATCATTTGAATAAATGTTTTCTTTTTCGAAAAATATCGTGACGTCAATCTTTCTGAACTCTTTTATGATGGTTAAGCAATCAACAGTATTTCTTGCAAACCTTGATAAAGATTTTGTTAGAATTAAATCGATTTTACCTGCTCTTACATCTTCAATCATTCTTACGAACTGTTTTCTTTTCTTAATACTTGTACCTGATATACCTTCATCAGCATACATTCCTGCAAACTCCCATTCATCATTCTCGTTAATTTTTTGTGTAAATTCACTGATTTGAGCTTGATAACTATTTAATTGATCTTCACTATCGGTTGATACTCTAGCATATGCGCAAACTCTTAATTTTCTTTTTTCTTTTGTTGGTTCCGGTTGGTTTTGATAATAAAAGTCATGATTCGCTTCCATGACAATGACTCTTTTTTCATTCATTGTTTCATCCTCCTTTGTAGTTACACCATATATCACTCAAAGAGCGATAAATAGCAAGTAGATAATTGTTATGCGCGTTTATTCGTTAAGGTCTTACTAATATCATAAGAAGTTAGTAGTTTTTTTATGGCTTCTCCATGTTCTAAAGCTGTAATAACTTGTTCTTTATATAAGTGATCAATAATATCTTTAATTGCGTGAAATTCTAAATTTGTTTTCATTTTTATTGTCCTTTCGATTTTTGAGTAAAGAAAAAAGGTTGCCCGAAAGCAACCTCTTAGGAAAGGATAAAATAAAAACACAACGAATATTCAAAACCACCACAGGCAGTATAGCATTTTTTAAAATTTAATTTTATGAACTTTTAGCATTATTTTAAAAAATTATCAATAGCATATTCTTTATTTAAATGTGCCATCATCACACCTTTATAAAAAATATTGCTTTCTTGACTCTGTGTAAAATAAACTGGTAGACCTTCATTATCATAGAAGTGGCCACCACCTTTAGTTTTGTTGTGAAATACTTTTGAAACATAGATAGTGTCATAATAACTAAACAGCATCGTGAAGTTTTCAACATAGACATTTGTTTTCCAAAAGAAGTCAAGTTCTGTATCACTTTTTTGATAACATATTACATCGTCATAAATGGTTGATATATAAAGTGGTGCGACCTCTTTAATAATAGCGTCTGATTTAGCAAATGATCGAAACGATACCGTTTGATCATTTTTTGTTGAATAAGGGTTGGCCACAATAATATCAATCGATACGTTGTAAAAACCACTCAAGATAAGTAAGTCTTTAATACTAATCTCTCTAGATCCGTTTTCATAATTTGCATAGCCTTGTCTTGATTTACCGATGACTTTACCAACCTCTGTAGTCGTAAGTTGATGAGCACACCTGAGTTTTCTTAAATTCTCGCCAATAAATAGTCTATTATAGGCTTCTGAGTATGATTGTTCTTCCATAGTATTTACCTTTCAATTTTTGTTAGCAACAAATTGTAGCACAGCCAAAAAAATATTGCTCATTACCTATCTATTATCCACAAAATGAACGAAAAAACAACTCTTTTTGTTGCATTCTAAATTAAATCTCCCAAAGTTATTTTCACATTTTAGATATTGATATAAAATAGTATCGCTGTTTAAATTTCACGGAAGGAGGACTCATGGGGGATCAATGTAAAAATGAAAAAATGAAATACAAAGAGCCAATGAAAATTGTCCCCAGGGATTACTTAAGGAACCAACGAAAGTATGTTGCATTTAAGTCCATGGAGGCTGTAGCAGAAGAAATCGGAGTATCTTATGAATACTATGCCCAACTAGAAAATGGTAACAAAGGCAGAAAGCTATCCATTAATATGATATTAAAGCTTACTAAAGCCTTAGGGTTTACTAGTTGTTATCGCTTAGTATGGCAAGAGAAAAAGGTTCAAGAAGCAATGTTTGGGACAGATATGGGCAACAAAAAGGCTTTACCTAAATGATGGATCAAGATATTAGAAAAAATGTTGATGATTACATCATTTATGAAGACGTTAAAAAAATTACTAAGGAAAGTTACCGAGGGATATTAGAGAAATACATTGAATATGTAGAGAACCTATCGAGACCACCAACTCGTAAAGATATTATCGCCTATCGAGAACACCTTGTTGAAACGCATAATGAAAGAACGGCTCAAAAGAACATTGTAGTGATTCGAAAATACTATGCTTGGTTGTACGCTGAAGGCAGGGGGGAAAACATCGCAATCAATATTAAAGGCGTCAAAATACCAAACACACATAGTAAACTTGCATTTACAGTAAAACAAGCGAAATCACTTGTTGACTATGCATTTTTTAGAAGCACTCAAAGTATCACTGGGCTAAGGAATCTAGCGATTACAGTATTGATGCTTACAACAGGACTTAGAACCATTGAAGTAGCTAGAGCAGACATCAAAGATATTAGTGAAAGAGATGATCTCAAACTAATATTCATACAAGGAAAAGGAAGAGACAGCAAAGATGAGTACGTAAAACTCACTGAAGAAGCGTATTCACTCATCACGGATTATTTAACAAAAAGAAAAGACAATTATAAGCCATTATTTATCAATCATGGAAATAATAGTCTACATAAGAGAATAACAACAGATACAATCAGTAGTTTTTTAAAAGATTACATCAAAGACATTGGGCTACATGATAATAAATATACAGCTCATAGTCTTAGACACACTACAGCAACTCTCGGCTTTAAAGCTGGCGCAACAATAGAACAGATCAGTACTTTATTAAGACATAAGAATCTCAATACTACTTTGACTTATGTTAACGATATAAGTAGAGCTGAAGATAATGTTGAAGGACTAGTGAATGATGCCGTAGTTAAGGAAATTTACAACAAAAGGAAAGGAATTACTTAGAAATGATTAGGGAGTTTAAAAATGCAGAATATGGGATAGTCAAAGCCACTATGATAGAGAAGAAACCCTACTTTTGCTTACTTGACATTACAAAAATGATGGGAATACAAAATTCAACAGAATGTAAAGAGAATATTCCCAGTAAAGATATAGAGAGTGTTGAAGTTTTGCACGGCAATAAGAAAGTGAATAAGCTTTTTATTAAAGCAAAGCATATAAGCACATGTGCCACCAAATCTAAAAAAGCAGCGACACCACAGATTAATGATTGGTTATATCGGATCGTCTTACCACAATTACTCAACTATGAAGACTATGATATCGATAAGTACTACGAAAATCCAGAAAAGATATTTTCACTCATTGATGCTTATCAAGATGTGAGCATTAGAAATTGTGTATTAGAAACGGAAAATAAAGATGCAAAGAAAAAAATAAAGTTTATCAATAAACTCATAGGATCAGCAGAATGTATCGATCTAGATATGGCGATCCATGTGATGAAGTATAAAGGCATTAGTCTTCAGTTATTTTATAAGACATTAAGAGATCATGGTGTCCTTGATGAAAATAATCAACCATATCAGGAGTATTGTGATAAGCGTTATTTTAGACTTGTGGAAGCTAAGGTCGTATATGGCGGAAACACAATTATATCTTGTAGAACATACGTATTTAAAAGTGGGATAACCTTTATCGAAAACATATTAAAAAGTAGAGAGGTTAAAAGGTTAAATGGAACAGGAAAAGCTATACACAATAGCGGAAGTATCAGAGATTCTTAAAGTCTCTCGTAAAACAGTTTTAAAGTTAACCAAAGATAAAGAGCTTGTTGGATTAAGAATCAATTCAAGTTTTAGAGTTACCGTTGATAGTTTGAATAAGTATTTGAATAAGAAAATCGAAGAAGAAACGAAAAGAACATATTAATTAGAAAAAGAGGTAAAGTATGGCACGACCAATAAAAGAAGGATTATCCTACTTTCCATGGGATGTGCGTGCTTTAAGAGAAGAACCAATGGAGTCCCTCATTGATCGATTTGGACCTTTTGGTGCCTTAACCTATATTGCAGTCATAAGTTATATTTATGAAGAAGGCTATTACTTAGAAGTTGAAGTGGATAGACTTGCAAAAAGGTTATACACCATTTTAGGTCCAAAGTGGATCAGAGTTGACAAGATTCGAAAGATTATTATTGGATGCGTAGAGCTAGGACTTTTTGATGAAGCGCTGTTTCGTTCCAATGTTATAACATCGAAATCAATCCAAAAACAATATATCCTTTCAACCCAAAGAAGAAAGGTTAGGAATATAAAAAAGCATTGGTTACTAGATGAGAAAGAAATGTCGACTCTAGGACTCTCTTTAAGCATGCCTGAAAATGAAGGTAAAACCACTGAAACAGGTGTTAATGTTGACAATAACTCGGTTAATGACAACACTAATACACAAAGTAAAAGTAAAAAGAAAAGAAAAAAAGATAAATTGATAAATTTAGATAAAAGCATTTATGGGGTTCCCAAAATGCATTATTTAACAAAACTTATTATTGAAAGAAATTACATCAATGAAATAGATGAAAATATCATCAGATACAATAACCTGTTTGAACTCATGATAGAAACCTATGGTTATGAATGTGTATTAAGTGGAGTAAACTATCTAATTAAATATTCAAAAAATCCAGAGCCACCTATCGATGATAAGTTTAGTTTTATGAAAGCATCTCTTGAGAACAACCTAGAAAGACTTAACAAAGATATAGGAGGAGAATCAATTGAATCATACTTCACCAAATTACTTGAGTCGGTGGGTAAAGGAAATTAGAAGAGCTTATAACAGAAAAGAAGAACTTGAAAATAAGCTATCATTTTATGAATCGCAGCTTACAGCTTATCGAGCTGTAACTTATGACGGTATTAGATCAGAATCATTTGGAAATAAAGTAGAAAATAACTTAATCTTTGTAATAGACAAAATTAATGAAACAACAAATGAACTAGATAAGTATTTAAAGCTCATTAATGAGTATAAATACTTTTTAAAAGAATTAAATAATAAGCAAAGGCTTTTGTTAGAGTACTTAGTTGAAACAAACCTTAATAAGACAGAGATAGCCTTTAGAATGAACATCTCAAGAAATAGAGTATATGCAATAGCTAGAAAACTAAATCTAGTTATTGCATCTTTTTTTATTGTTGTTTGAAAAGTTTACAAGTTAATTTGTAACCACTTTCAAGAATACCGTTTAAAAAACCGTAAAAAAAATGTATAATGTTAATAAATAACGATTTATTGGGAGGATAAGAATGACAACAGTTAATTTAGGTTTCGAGGGTAAGTTATGGGCTATGGCCGACAAATTAAGAGGGAATATTGAATCCTCAGAATATAAACACGTAATTTTAGGATTAGTGTTTTTAAAATACATATCAGATTCATTTGTAGAAAGATATGAAGAAGTTAAAAGTGAATATCCAGGAATGGAAGAAGACAGAGATGCATACGAATCAGAGAATGTTTTTTTTGTGCCCAAAGATGCACGTTGGGATTACATCAAATCACAAGCAAAACAACCAACAATCGGACAAGTTATTGATAACGCAATGGTGCAAATTGAAAGAGAAAATGCGACACTTAAAAATGTGTTACCTAAAAACTATGCAAGACCTGCACTAGACAAAACTAGATTAGGTGAGCTCATTGATCTATTTTCGTTTAATGTAGGATCCAAAGAGGCAAGAGCTAAAGATGTTTTGGGTAGAGTATATGAATATTTCTTAAAAAAATTTGGAACAACTGAAGGTGAGTTTTACACACCACCAAGTATTGTTAACCTTTTGGTGCATATGATTGAACCTTATAAAGGTAGAGTATATGATCCTTGTTGCGGATCTGGAGGGATGTTTGTACAATCAGCGAGATTCGTTCAAGAACATTCAGGAAAAATAGATGATTTATCAATATATGGACAGGAATATGTAGCGACTACATGGCGACTTGCAAAGATGAATTTAGCAATTCGTGGAATTGATGCAAATCTAGGAGATAGAGATGCAGATACTTTTACAAACGATCAACATAAAACATTAAGAGCAGATTATATCTTAGCCAATCCGCCTTTTAATATTAAAGATTGGGGACAACCAAGATTGCTTGATGACCCAAGATGGAAATGGGGCACACCACCCGCAACCAATGCAAACTATGCGTGGATATCACATATGGTTAGTAAGTTAAGTCCTAAGGGAACTGCAGGATTCGTTTTAGCTAATGGCTCACTTTCTACATCAAGAAGTGAAGAATATACAATTCGTAAAAATCTACTGGAAGAAGGTTTAGTAGATTGTATAGTAGCTATGCCCTCTCAATTATTTTATGATGTATCAATCCCAGTATCATTATGGTTCGTAACAAAAAATAAAAATGGAAGAAAAGACAAGGTTTTATTTATTGATGCTCGTAAAATGGGATTCATGGAAACAAGAAAGCATAGAGAATTGACCGATGAAGAAGTAGAAAAGATATATACAACATATCATAATTGGAAGAACGAAGAGAACTATGAAGATATAGATGGATTCTGTAAATCAGCAACTCTGGATGATATTAGAACTCATGATTATGTTTTAACTCCAGGTAGATATGTTGGTATTGAAGAAGCTGAAGATGATGGTATTTCTTTTGAAGAAAAAATGGATAGATTAACTTCTGAATTATCAGACCTGTTTGAAGAATCTAAATCTCTTGAAGAAAAAATTAAAGAAAACTTAAGAGGTATAGGTTATGAGTTATGATACATGGATAGTTAGAAAACTAGGAGAAGTAACTATTAACCATGATAAAAAAAGAATCCCGTTATCAACTATGGAAAGAACAAATAGAAAAGGTAAATATCCATACTATGGTGCTCAAGGTATAATTGATTATATTGATGATTATATTTTTGAAGGAAGATACTTACTTATTGCTGAAGATGGTGCAAATCTTCAAACACGAAGTCAAGATATTGCATCATTAACCAGTTTCGGTGAAAAATTTTGGGTTAATAACCATGCACACATATTGAGTTCAAATGAATTATCCGATATAAGATACATCATGTATTACCTTAACCACTATGATATTTCTGGATATATAACAGGTTCAGCACAGCCTAAACTTAATCAAACTAATCTAAATAGCATTGAAATCAATTTACCGTCATTTCAAGAACAAAAGGCAATAGCAAACATTCTATCATCTCTTGATGACAAAATAGAACTTAATAATAAAATCATCAAGAATCTAGAAGAAATGGCACAAACACTCTATAAAAGATGGTTTGTTGATTTTGAATTTCCAAATGAGGATGGTGAACCATATAAATCTTCAGGTGGTGAAATGATAGAATCTGAAATAGGATTGATACCTAATGGATGGGAACTGGTTAAGTTGAAAAACATGTTTAAGTTTATAAAAGGAAAAAAACCAAAAGGTATCACAGAAATTTTTAACAAAGATTTAAAAGAATATTTAACCTTAGATGTTTTAAAAGGAAAAGCAAATTCATATGCTAATAAAGAAAAGGCAATTATTGTTGATGAACTAGATGTAACAATGGTTATGGATGGGGCTAGTTCAGGAACTATTTATTATGGAAAATCTGGAATATTAAGCTCAACTTTGGCTTTATTAAAACCTTTGAAAGAATATAATTACAGTTCTTATTTATTTTCTACAACAAGATATTTTGAGGATGCAATAAAAGAAAGACAGACAGGCTCAGCAATACCCCACACAGATAAAAACTATGTATATTCATTAGAGATTCCCTATAATAAAGAAACTGTAAAAATATTTAATGAATTTATCAGTGATTTTAGAAAAGAAGTCATAGTGCTTTCAAAGGAAAATTTAAAATTATCTAAAGCCAGAGATACATTGTTACCAAAATTAATGAGTGGTGAAATAGAAGTACCAGTAGGAGAGTGATCATATTGAGTGCAAAAGTATTTTATGAATCAGGAGTTGAAGAAGCTACTCTAGATTGGTTAGAAGAACTTGGCTACACAAAAGAGTTCGGACCAAACATAGCTCCCGATGGGACATACCCTGAAAGAGAAAGCTATCAAGACGTCTTTTTGGCAGAGCGATTAAAAGATGCATTATATACACTAAATAAAGACATCCCTAAACATGTATTAGAGGATGCCTTTCGTGCGATCACTATTCCTAAACAAGTATCACTCATAGACAACAATAGGGCATTCCATAAAATGATTACAGATGGTGTAAGTGTTAGTTTTCATGATAAACAAGGAAATTATAAACATACACTAATTAAAGTGTTTGATTTTGAAAATCCAGAAAACAATGATTTCTTTGCAGTGAATCAATTTACAGTAGTAGAAAACAAGATTGAGAAAAGACCTGATGTTATTGTTTTTGTGAATGGGATTCCTTTAGCTGTATTTGAACTAAAAACGGCATCAGATGAAAAGGTAAGTATTAAAGCTGCTTATAGACAAATCAAGAATTATCAAAATACAATTAGTAACTTGTTTGTGTTTAATGCATTTAATGTTATCAGCGATGGCTTACATGCTAAGGTTGGTACAATAACTTCTCATGAAGACCGTTATATGACGTGGCGCACAATTGATGGAAAAACGATAGCTCCAACAGCTATGCCACAACTAGAAACACTTATTAAAGGTATGTTTGATAAAAAAAGATTACTTGATATTATCAAACAGTTCATATTATTTCAAAAAGCAGATAACGATTATATAAAAATATTAGCTGGGTATCATCAATATCACGCTGTTAATACCGCAATGGAAAAAACATTTGATGCAACAGATACTAATGGTGATAGAAAAATTGGGGTTATCTGGCATACACAAGGTAGTGGGAAATCATTATCTATGGTTTTTTACGCAGGGAAGCTTGTTGTTTCACAAAAACTATCAAATCCAACGATTGTAGTCATTACAGATAGAAATGATTTAGATGATCAACTCTTTTTAACATTTTCTAAATCAAATGATCTACTTAGATCAATACCAGCACAAGCAGAATCAAGAGAACATTTAAAAGAATTATTAAATGGTCGTGATTCAGGTGGCATTATCTTTACAACCATTCATAAGTTTTCACCATATGAAAATGGAGACTCAACTGTATTAACCGATAGAAAAAATGTTGTTGTATTAGCTGATGAAGCTCATAGAAGCCAATATGGATTTAGTGCAAAAGTTGTGAAAACTGCAGATGAAGCATACGAAAAATATGGCTACGCTAAGTATATGAGAGATAGTCTACCTAATGCTTCATATATAGGTTTTACAGGAACGCCTATCGAATTAACAGATAAAAACACAAGAGCAGTCTTTGGTGATTATATCGATGTTTATGACATGTCTAGAGCTGTAGAAGATGGTACTACCGTTAAAATCTTTTATGAAAGCAGAATTGCAAAAATCGATTTTACTGAAGAATATGATTTGATCGATGAAAATTATGATGAAATTACTGAATACCAAGAACAAACGCAAAAAGACAGTCTGAAAAGAAAATGGGCGCGGTTAGAAGCAATTGTTGGTTCTGAATCAAGAGTAAAAAGTATCGCAAAAGATATAGTAGCTCATTTTGAAAAACGCCAGGAAGCCATGGAAACATCTGTTGGTAAAGCGATGATAGTAGCAATGAGTCGTAGAATTGCTGTGGAGTTATATGATGCAATTGTTGAACTAAGACCTAAATGGCATTCTGATGATTTATTAAAAGGGAAAATTAAAGTTGTTATGACAGGATCATCCAGTGATCCAGAATCATGGCAAAAACATATTGGAACGAAACAAACTAGAGAAACATTATCTAAGCGTATGAAAGACAATGATGACGAGTTAGAACTTGTTATTGTTAGAGATATGTGGCTAACAGGATTTGATGTACCAAGCATGCATACTATGTATATAGACAAACCAATGAAAGGTCATAACTTAATGCAAGCAATTGCTAGAGTCAACCGAGTATTTAGAGAAAAACAAGGTGGCTTAGTAGTTGACTATATTGGTATTGCTGAAAGTCTTAAAAAAGCACTATCTGAATATACTGAAAAAGATAGAGAGCAAACCGGTGTTGATACTGAACTAGCAGCGTCAATTATGCAAGAAAAGATCGAGCTTGTCAGAGAAATACTGTACAAACATGATTATGATTTATACTTTACAGGTAAGCACTCAGAGAAGCTTCAAACAATCATGAATACCATTGATTTCATCATGGGATTACCTGTAAAAAGAAAAGATGATTTTATTAAGCTTGTTTCCGAACTCTCTAAAGCCTACTCATTATGTGCAACGACAGAAGAAGCTGAAAAACACAATGTTGAAATCGGATTTTTCAAAACCGTTAGAGCAGGCATCATTAAGCTTTCAGTTGATGGCGATAAGAAGAAATCAGTAGATCAATTAGACGCTGAATTAAATCAATTAATTTCTAGATCTCTCAAGTCTGATGAGGTTATTGACATCATGTCAGAAGTTGGACTAGATAAGCCAGATATTTCAGTGTTATCAGATGAGTTCTTAGAAGAGTTCAAGAATATGGACCATAAGAATGTTGCTGTTGAATTATTGAAGAGATTGATTCAAGGTAAAATTAGAGCTTTTTCTAGAAAAACAATCGTACAATCAAGAATGTTTTCTGAAATGCTAGATGATGCGATTAAAAAGTATCAAAATAGACTTATTGATTCTACGGTAGTTATACAAGAGTTAATTAAGCTCGCTAAAGATATAACCAAAGCATCCGAAGAAGGTAAAGAATCAGGACTTTCAGAAGATGAGTATGCATTTTATGAAGCGCTAGCTTCTAACATGACAGCTAAAGAAGTTATGGGTATAGATGTTTTAAAAGAAATCGCTAAAGAACTTACAAAGAAAATCAAATCAAGTACGACTATTGACTGGAATATAAGAGATTCTGTAAGAGCAAAAATGAGATTTGAAATTAAAGTACTGTTAAAAAAATACAAGTATCCACCAGATGATCCAAATGATCCAAACAACTACGATAGATCAGTAAAACTCATCATGGAGCAAACAGAACTTGTATGTGAAAATGAAGTTGACAACATAAAATAATCAAAACAACTAGGTGCTACTTACATATTAAATGGAGTGGCACCTTTTTAATTCTGAGAGGGGACAAAGATGATAAAAGCAAAAACAATCGAAATTTACTTGCCTACAGGAGACGCAAGCAAGGTAAGTATAGCTAGAATTACCACTGAGGCTATAAAGGTTATTTATATGGATAAATCAGAGATTGATAATAGAAAAGAAGATCTAAACAATATCGGATGTTATATTCTTGTGGGTTTAAATACTGCAGGTGAGAAAACTGTTTATATAGGTGAATCAGAAAACATTTATACAAGATTACAGGAGCATAAAAAGAAAAAGGACTTCTGGTCAGGGGTTTATGCCATTCAAAATTTAAGTGGCACCTTTGATAAAGCACATTTAACATATCTAGAACAGTTAATGATATCAAAAGCTGTTGAAGCGGATAGATTCAATGTTGAGAATGGGAATGGTGGAAAGTATACCACAATACAAGAATCAAAAATGAATGAATGTCTAGTTTATTTTGAAACAATTAAAACATTAGTAAAATCTTTAGGGTTTAACGTCTTTGTTCCAGAGATTGAAAAAGATGAACTAGCAAATCAAGTTAGATTCTATTTTCAAAGTAAAGATGATTTATGGGATGCACAAGGTGTTTATGTTGATGAAAAATTTGTGGTCCTAAAAGGCTCAATAGCAAGAACTGAACCAGTCCAATCAAAATCTGGATCTAATCAATTAAAGTTCAAAGAAAAACTTATTGATGAAGGTATCATCGTTGAAAGTAACGGGAAGCATATTTTTGCAAAAGATTACTCATTTAATTCACCAAGTTTAGCTTCAGATATTGTATCTTTAAGTAGTACTAATGGTTGGGATAGATGGAGAACAAAGGCAGGAAAATCCTTAGATGAAATTTTCCCTAGGATTAAAGAATGATAACTATAGATGATTTGTTACGGTTGGAAAATGAATACATACATACCGATGCATCCTTAAACATAAAAATTAACAATGACGATAATTTGTATAAATATGTTCAAAGTACTACAGATAATATATTAAATAATGAAACTTTATTTGACTATGATGTTAATAAAAATTTAATAAAAGATTACTTAGAACTGGTTAAACATGATATCAAAACTTCTAGTTTTCCAAAATATAATGTTAAGATATCTAAGGAAGAAGAAACCAAGTTGAAAGAGCGATCAATTAAAATAAATTATCTAGGTTATATGTTAGGTAATGTATATTGGAATTCACAAATAAACTATTTAAGAAATCAGATACCTATAAATAAGTTGATAATTGAAGGTGTTAAGGTAGATCTATTCAATAATGCTCTTACGGAAGTAGAAAAGAGATATTTATCTAATGATATAAAACTTAATAATAGTTTTTCAACTACTACCTTAATGATAAATTTATTTGAAGTGGGACTTAAGACAACTACTAGAAGAGTTCTACTAGACAAATTATTAATAGACATAAAAAATAAGGGTATAGAATGTGATTTATTAAATAGAGTTAATATTGGCGATCCTACTTTAAACGAAGAAGGAGATGTATTAAACAGAATTTTTGACTTCCTGGAAATAAATAAAATTATAGTTAATATGAAGAAAGATCATAAGGAGATTCTTAGATTAATTATTGCAAAGAAATATGAGAAGCCAATAACGCTTAATAGTTTATTTTACAATAAAGTATTTAGAGAACTCTGTGATGAAACATGGTATCAGTTTATGAGAATTCTATTTGTCGATTTGGACTTAAGAAATAACATTGCACATTGTAATTTTGACTATAATTACTACAGCACAAATATTACTGCAGTGATTTTTCAATTATTTCATATGATAGCAAGAGGATTCATATATAAGAGAGATGATTAAAAGTGCATGGGATAATTCTCATGTATTTTTTAATATGTCTCAATCCGATATAATTACTGTGCACCTAGATTAAATGTGGAAAATGATAGACTATGAGGGAAACTCGTGGAAAAATGAGAAGTAGTTTAAATCCCCTCAATACTAAATAATGCTAAAAGTTCATAAACATAATTTGGTTTTTGTGGTAGAGTGTATTTATCGTGGAGTACTGACTAAAAAAGCAGTCTAGAAGTCAAAGGGTTCAATTTTGGATCCTTTTTCTTTTGCAGAAACACCTGTAGTGCTTCAACTAGTAAATAACTTCAGTTTTTTAGAAAAAATTGGTGATTTAGGAGTTGAAAAAGCTATGCCGAAGTTATTAGATACATATCAAGAATGGCTAAGAGACGGTGTTTTAGATGATAAGTTATCCACTGTACAGGAACTTACTAGTAAGAGAGTGTCTCAAGCTGAAATTTGTAAGGTTTTAGGGGTCTCTGAACGTACATTAATTAAGTTAAAAAGAACGCATCCAAGATTGAATCAAGCATTTCTTTTTGGGAATGATGATCTAAAGTATAAATTAGTAGATGCGATGTACACAAAAGCAATCGGATTTGAATATGAAGAAGTTCAAACAACGATTGAAGAAACAAAAACCGGTACTAAGAAAAAAATTGTAAAGAATAAAAAGAAAGTTGCACCTGATTATAATTCAATTGTTTATTTACTGACTAAGAAGTTTGGTAAAGAATATCATCCAAGATATGAAGAAATTGAGATGCGACTCGAAAAATTAGAGAATTCACAGGAGACATGGATAAATGAAAATCATCATGATCAAAACAACGGATCTAAATCCGTATCAAGCAAATCCAAGAAATAACGATGAAGCGGTTGCTTCTGTTGCTGCTAGTATAAAAGAGTTTGGATTTAAGGTTCCAATCATTATTACAAGTGATTATGTGATTGTTGCTGGACATACAAGATTGAAAGCTTCGATTCAGTTAGGACTTAAAGAAGTACCTTGTATTATTGCTGATGATCTAAATGAAGATCAGATTAAAGCATTTAGACTTGCTGATAATAAAACAGGTGAGATTGCTACTTGGGATTTTTCAAAGCTTGAAGCTGAACTATTAGATATTGATATGGATATGCTTCAGTTTGGGTTCGAAGAACTAGAAGAAGGGTTACCTGATAATGCATCAGATGATGATTTTGATATTGATGGTGAAATACCTGAGACACCTTTCTCACAAACTGGTGATATCTATGAACTTGGCGGACACCGAGTTATGTGTGGTGATTCAATTAGTGAAGTAGATGTCGCAAAACTAGTTGATGGAAAACAAGTGGATATGATTTTTACCGATCCACCATATAATGTGGATTACGAAGGAACTGCAGGGAAAATCAAAAACGATAAGATGGAAGATAATAACTTCTATCTTTTTTTATACGATGCTTTTAACAATATGTTTCAAAATATTAAACCAGGTGGTGCCATCTATGTTTGCCATGCAGACACTGAAGGACTCAATTTTAGAAACGCATTCAAGAATGCTGGCTTCAAATTAGCGGAGTGTCTAATCTGGGTTAAGAATGCTTTAGTATTAGGAAGACAAGATTATCATTGGCGACATGAACCTATTCTTTATGGATGGAAAGAAGGCGCAGCTCATTACTTTGTAGATGATCGTTCACAAGATACTATTTGGGAATACAACAAGCCAAGAAAAAACGAAGAACATCCGACCATGAAACCTTTAGAGCTAGTAGGAAAAGCAATCGCTAATTCATCAAGACGACATGAAACGATACTTGATCTATTTGGTGGTTCAGGTTCAACAATGATTGCATCAGATCAACTTGATCGTAAATCCTGCTTAATGGAACTAGATGAAAGATTTGTGGATGTAATTGTGAAAAGATACATTAAACATAAAGAAACAAATGAAGATTGTTATTTAATTAGAAATGGTAGAAGGTCTAAACTAAGCTCTTTTGATGTGTTTAAAATATAATCACTGTAGTGAGAAAAATGACTTGCTATTTAGGCTTCTTTGAGTGATATATAGTGTAAGCAAAAAAAACAAAGGAGACTAAAACTATGCAAAAAGAAATGAAACTCAAAGACTTTATTGAAAGATTTAAACAAGGCGATTTTGAATCTAAAGATGTTCACACTCAAATAAAAGCTGGTTGGTACGATTGGTTTTGTAAAGATGAAAGCCTAGCGAACAAAACAAAGCGCATGGGGAACATTGTCAAACAACTCAAAGACGATGGAAAAGTTAATCTTGAAACCATGTATGTTTGGTTTAAAAATAACTGTCCACTGGCTGGACCATTGTATGATGATTTCAGAATCGCAGACATTGAGTCAGGAGACACACTATTTACCATAATGATTAATTGCTTTAGAGAAGAAAAAAGATATACGGTCTATGGTAGAAAAAATGATTTTATAGATCCACTCTTTGAAACTGATAAATCAAGAGAACTTATTAACTGGCTCAATGAAGGGTGGAGCGACAATGTTTAAAGAATATAATGCACACCCTAAAGGTTTAATAACTACTGATTGTGTGGTTAGGGCAATCGCTACTGCGACTGGCTCAGACTACATGGAAACTAGGCGAGAACTTAATAGAAGAAAACGAGAACTTGGGTTTACTAGTTACAAGGACACAAAGTTCTTATATGATTACTTTAAGGGTTATCCAAGACTTATTTTCAAACCAGTCAAAGGTGAACCTAGAATCAAAGGTAGCGATTTTACAGAGTTACATCCAAAAGGATCCTACATTTTAAAAATGGCTGGACACATTACAGCGTGTGTTGATGGAATTATACTGGATACTTGGGATTGCAGCTACCGTTCAGTTTACACAGCTTGGGAGATTAAGAAAAAGGGAGACTTATAATGTTTAAAAAATACAACGCACATCCTGAAGGTCTAGTAAGATGTGACCACATAGTAAGACAAATAACAACTGTGACCAACGGTGATTACTACAAGATTGCGAAAAAAATAGAAAGAATCAAAACCGAAAATGGAAAGAATCACTGGATTGATCATAGATATTCTTTAAGGTTTAATTGTGTATATGAATATTTCAAAGATTACCCAAGAATAATAATTAAACAGGAAAAAGGTAAGCCAAGAATTAGAGTGAAGGAATTCGTAAAAGAAAACCCCAAAGGTACGTATCTAATCAAAATGGCTAGAAATATTACAGCATGTGTAGATGGTGTTCTTATGGATACTATTGATTATAGTGATTTTTGTATATTTTCAGCATGGGTGATCAAAAAATGAAAGTAAACTTTATTCGAAAAGCAGAACTTGAAGAGCTCATTCCACAAGATGAGTTTGTGATTGAAAAAGAAATAGTATTAGATAAATCATCGTTTGATGAGTTCATAAATAATCCACTTGGATATTATGACTTTATAAAAGAAAATACTAACATAATGTATTGTGACACCGATGGAGTTTTCCACTGTATTTATGTAACATCAAATGAACATGACTTTGGGATACTCGTAGAAAGCGAAGGCTATCATTATGCGAGGTATACAGCATATTTACCTAAGTCTAGATTATAGATAATTTCCGTGATAAAATCTTCATGGGTGATAATGTGAATTATACATATACTAAAGATTTATCTGAGAATGAAATGCAGAATGTTCTTTCAAAAAGAACGCTTAACAATATATCAGACGATATGATAGATGATACCGTTTATGTGAAATACAAGGATGATGTCATTGGTTACTTTTCTTTATCTCACTTTGAGGATTTCATTGTAATTCAAGAGTTCGAGATATTATCCGCATTTAGAAAAAATAAGCATGGCAGTTCTGTATTGTCTGAGTTAATGCAAGCATATCCAAATAAAAAGTTTATGCTTTATCCTGAAGATGAAGAAGCAAAAAGTTTCTTTCAATCAGTAGGGTTTAAAGAAGAATACAATGAAGATGTAGGTATAATTAATTTAGTGAAATAATTATTAGAGGAGCTTTGGCTCCTTTTTTTGTACTTAACAGTGAAGGAGATTATATTATGCAAAGAGTAACAAGTGAATCAGTATTTCAAGGACATCCTGATAAGGTGTGTGACCAAATTAGTGATGCAATATTAGATGCATTATTAGAACAAGATAAAGAATCAAGAGTAGCCGTTGAAACTGCCATTAAAGATAATCTAGTATTTATCTTTGGTGAAGTAACAACGACTGCATCGTTAAACTACAAAGCCATAGCTAAAACAGTATTAAAAGATATCGGTTATGATGAAGACTTTGTTGTTATAGAACAAATAAGTAAACAATCACCTGATATTGCATTAGGTGTAAATAAAACAGAAAGCAAAGAACAAGGTGCAGGAGATCAAGGTATTATGTTTGGTTATGCTTGCAATGAAACACAAGAGTTTATGCCGTCACCAATCATGCTCGCTCATGAAATATCTAAAGAAGTTGATAGAGTTAGAAAAGAGCAGTACAGTCATATCTTTGGACCTGATGGTAAATGCCAAGTGAGTGTTGACTACAAAGATGGAAAACCTGTAAACATTCCAATCATTGTTGTCTCAGCACAAACAAAACCTGGCGTTTATAGAGAAGTCTATGAAGAAATCATAAGGCAAGCAATTCTTAGAGCAGTTGGCAGACATGACTTATTAAATGGCACTCAAATACTCATTAATCCTACTGGTGAGTTTATCCTTGGTGGGCCCAAAGCAGATTCAGGATTAACTGGTAGAAAAATCATTGTGGATACTTATGGTGGTTACTCTAGACATGGTGGTGGTGCCTTCTCAGGAAAGGATGTAAGTAAAGTTGACCGTAGTGCGGCTTATTATGCAAGATACGTAGCAAAGGCTGTTGTAGGGGCAGGTTTGGCGACACACTGCGAAGTCTGCTTAAGCTATGCGATTGGTGTAGCAGAACCGACAAGCATTCTTATTAATTCCTTTGATACTGGAGTTACATCAGATCAAGAAATAACACAGTTAGTGAATGAAGTATTTGATTTTAGACCAGGTGAAATGAAAAAAGAACTTAAGCTAGATAATGTTAAGTTCAAACAAGTAGCAACCTATGGTCATTTTGGTAGAGAAGATTTAGATGTTCCATGGGAAGATGTAGATCATAAAATTGAAGAACTACTAGAATTATATGAAGAAGCCTAAGATATTACATAACTTCTATAAATCCACAGTATGGCAAGTAGCAAGACAAATTAAATATCAAGAACAAAATGGTAAGTGTGAACGGTGTGGCAGGGTTGGAGAAGAAGTTCACCATAAAATTAGACTTACTATTGATAATGTAAAAGATCCAACAATTAGTATTAATCAAGAAAATCTGGAACTTCTATGTAAAGACTGTCACAACAAAGAACATAAGAGATTTACAAAAGAAAAAGAGTTTGATAGTGATGGGAATTTAATTCCAAGATAACCTCGTATTTGTATTATAACTTTGGTATAATATTTTAAATGGAGGTGTCTTTATGCACATACAATGTACAAAAGCTTTGCTTGATTATATTAAACCAGAGCTAACCGATAAAAACACAGATAATGATATGTATGCTTGGCATGCTCATTTAGTCAAAAGGAGTAGAAAAAACTGTCTAGTGTTGATGCATGACTTATCTAGATTTACGTTAGTATTCTATGGTGTAAAGAAAAGTGACTTTAAAGAGTTTTTTGAAAAGGTAAGTCTTGCCATGATAAATGCCATGGTTGGTGTAGGATTTGAACCAGAAGAAGTCAAGGAATATATCGAAAGACAACCTAATGATTTAACTTTTAATAAAACTAAGAATAGAACACTCGTCGCTAGATTAAACAAAGCGGTTGAGAGTGTTGATCATATAATGAGTACTGAAGGTTATTATGACGACAACATCGAACAGACTCACGCAAGTATTTATTGTAATACATTTTTAGTTTGTGAAAATAATTATAAAGAATGCTATGAACCAAAAGATAAATTTAAAGAGTTTTTAGATTTATTTTTAGATAGCTAAACCCCCGCCCCTAGTTTGATTTGTCATTTGACAGGGTACCGCGTAGGGGGACGTTTAAAATACGCGAGGCAAAAATTTTGAAAATCCAGGTGTATTATACTGGTAATATAAATTAAGTTTTGTAAGGAGAGTGAACACAATGCATAAATGTATAATTTTCGATTCAAATTTTCTATATGAGAACAAGGACTTAAATAAGCTTTTTGATCTAAAGAAAGATGACGAAGAATTTTATGTTACCGATTTAGTTATTGATGAGATAAAGTCGAGAAATGATAGAAATCTTAAAGAAATGTATAACAAATACTCTGAGATTGTTGATTCTAATCTAAATCAAGTTTATTTCAAATTAAAGAATAATATTGACATAGAAAAGATGTATAGTGTAAGCTCTAAGAAAATTCAAGATTATTTTGAGTTGTTTTTTAAAGATAACATCATATATGGATATTCAAAAGATAAGATGTATGATGATTTAATGGAGAGAGTAAGGTTTAAAAGAGCCCCTTTCTTTGATCAAGAAAACAGTTCGGATAAAGGATTTAAAGACACTTTAATATGGATGTCAATTTTGTTCTTTATTAGTGAAGCACCATATACTGATTACCTAATAGTAACTAATGATAAGGGATTCTTGAAAAAACAAAAAGACGCTTTGATTGAGGAATTTAGATTAAGTTTTGCAGATAAAAATCTTAATATAATTAGCAACAGCGAGTTTATGAAAACACATATAAATGGTGATGAAGAAGATGTTAAAGACGACAAGACAGATAATCCAATTATTAACGAAAAGAAACCAACTGCCAAAAAAATTCCTGAGCAATTAGTTAACGATGCTAAAAGTTCCGTATACTCTTTCTTTTACCATACCGTGTATGGAAACCCATATAATTTTGAAGAATATGATGAATATAGATTTGTTTTAAATAGAAAACCGACTCACGATGAAGTAATTGCTTTTATTGATTCTCTTATTGAAGTAAGAGATGACTATACTTTTCATGATCAGGTAGAAATAATCGACATTTTCAAAGACCTTGGTTATAAGTATGTTATTCAAAGAGAGAGTATTGATATTAGTGTATTTAATGATTTTATTAATATTTTTATCACTATCAAAACTGAATTTCCAGATAATTTAGATGCTTTGGTTCAATATTGTATTGATAACTTTTGTGAAATCAAAAATATTGAATTGGATATTGAAGAAGATTTACCTTTTTAGAGGGCTAATATATGATTGATATTGAATACAAGCGGCTAAAGTCGCTTTTTTCTTTGGTTGATGAAACTAAGAAAGAATTAGTAGATAATTTAATATACCAAGCAGCATTTATGAAAGTTGAATTAACTAAACTTCAAGGTCAAATGATTAAATATGGTGCAATCCAAATATCAAGTAAAGGTGCTCAAAGACAAACTGAAGCGGCTAAATACTACACTAAACTTGTTAATTCATATGGAACAGTTATCAAGACATTAAATTCAATTCTTGGTACTCAAGTAAATGATGGAGACGATGCCTTTGATGAATTTCTTAAGAGAGCCAGTGAATGAACTATCTAGTTAATTATTATAACGAAATACAAAACGGTAATATTCTAGTTGGTGAGGAACTTAAAAAGCAAATAGATAAGTTATTTACTGATCTAGATAATCCTAGATACATATTTGACGAGAAACCAGGAAACTTAAGAATTGATTTTATTCAAACTTTTTGTAAACACACTAAATCACCTTTTAATGGACAACCATTTATATTAGAACTTTGGGAAAAAGCAATTATTCAGACTGCTTATGGATTTAAAATCGCTGAGACAGGATTAAGACGATTTAATGAAGTCATACTATTAATTGCACGTAAGAATGGAAAGACAACATTTATCGCTGGAATTGATCTTGCAGAATTCTTTTTATCTAGAGGTGGTGTTGACATAGTATGTGCTTCAAATACGACTGAACAAGCAAATATCCTCTTTGAAGAGATAAACAATATGCGAGAACAATCACCTTCATTATCAAAAGATACAAGAAGCAAGAAGAATATTTTCTTTATCTATTCACCTAAGACTAAAAACAAGATAAAGAAGTTATCTGCTCAATCAAGAAATAAAGATGGTTACAATATCGAAGTTGGTTGTATTGATGAAGTCCATGAAATGACTGATTCTAAAGTTTATGATGCGATAAAGCAATCTCAATCTACAAAAAAAGAACCGCTTATATTTATCATAACTACCGAAGGAACAACCGTTGGTGGTTTTTTAGATAGTAAATTAGATTATGCTAGAAAGATGATTAAAGGAGAAATAGAAGATGAGAGGGTATTGCCCTGGCTATATACACAAGACTCAGCAAAAGAGATTTATGATGATCCAAGAACTTGGCAAAAATCTAACCCTAGTTTAGGTGTAGTTAAAACTTCGTCATACCTAGAGGATGTTATGAATAAATCAAAACATGATTTATCAACGAGAGTTACAATGCTTTGTAAGGATTTCAATATCAAACAAGCTGATTCTGGATCATGGTTATCATATGATGATCTAAACAATGAAGAAAGATATAGTCTAGACGATTTAAGAGATAGTTATGCGATTGGTGGTGTAGACTTATCATCGACCACAGACTTAACTGCTGCAGTCTTAATCATCCAGAAAAAAGATAACAACAAAAAGTTTGTGATTCCACATTTCTTTATGCCAAGTGAAGTCCTAGATAAAAGGATTACTGAAGATAATGTCCCATATGACATTTGGATAAAAAAAGGCTTTGTCACATTAACAGAAGGGAATCAAAATGATTTCAGTCTTGTTACAAAGTGGTTTATGAAGATGATTCAAACCTATGGCATAAGACCTCTTTGGGTAGGTTACGATCCATGGAACTCACAATATTGGATTAAAGAGATGGAAGACCTAGGATTTAACATGGAAAAAGTCAGACAAGGTATTTATTCATTATCAGAACCCATGAAACAAATGGAAGCAGACCTAAAAAACAACTTGCTAATTTATGATAATAATCCAATCCTTAAATGGTGCTTATCTAATACCCAAGCTAAAGTTGACTTGAACGGAAATATCCAGCCTTCTAAACTTAACTCAAAGTATAAAAGAATTGATGGCACAGTCGCTTTGATTATTGCGTATGCTGTTTTGAATAGATATAAGATAGATTTCGAAAACATGGTGAACTAAACTCATCGGAGGTGCTCATGCCAATATTTAAACGGAAAAACAAAACTGGTTCAATCGATGCATTACAAATCATCAACAACACTAATACATTTTACACACCTTTTGGAACGAATATTTCAAAAAGTGATGTTGTTAAGATTTGTATTGATAGAGTGGCGAGTCAATGTGCAAAACTAAAACCAAGATATATCAAAATAGAAAACGATAAGACAGTATCCGAGAAAAGCGGAAGGCTGTCTTTTCTTTTGAAGCATAAACCAAACGAAATCATGACTCCTTATGATTTTATCTATAAGGTTATTACGACTTTATTACTCAATGATAATGCCTTTATATATCCTAGGTTTGATAAATATACAGGGCAACTCATAGGTCTTTATCCACTTAAACCTATTACGGTTGAAATGGTTATAGATCAGAGTGATCATTACTACATAAAATTCTTATTTGAAAATGGCGATTCATATACACTACCTTATGAGAATATCATTCATTTAAGAAAACACTACGGACAAAATGATATCTTTGGTGGTAATGGATCAAGTGGTGATCATGAAGCAATCCTTAAAACCATATCAATCAATGATAGCCTACTTCAAGGTATAGATAATGCGATTAAATCATCGATGCAGATAAAAGGGATTGTGAAGATGAATGGGATGCTATCAGAAGCGGACAAGAAAAAACAAAGAGAACTCTTTGATAGTGCTCTTTCTGATTCAGTTAACAATAAAGGTAGTTCTATTATTCCAATTGATCTAAAGAGTGAATATATCCCTTTAGATGTTGATCCTAAACTCATAGATAAAGATACACTAGAATTCTTACAGTCAAAGATTCTAGATTACTTTGGTGTATCAGTTCCCATATTTACAAGTAAGTATACAGAAGATGAATATAACTCGTTTTACGAGTCAACCATAGAGCCTTTAGCTATTCAACTTAGCGAGGCTTTTTCTATAGGTTTATTAACTAATAACCAACTAGAACGTGGTGAAGAAATCGTGTTCTTTAGTGAAAGACTACAATATGCTTCATGGAATACGAAAGTCACTGCGATTGAGAAGCTCATGAGTCTAGGGATTATGTCTTTAAATGAATCAAGAGCATTACTAGGATTAGAACCTATTGAAGGTGGACACAAACGCCTTCAATCATTAAATTTTGTCGATGCTGATAAAGCAAATTTATATCAAGTAGGAAAGAAAGAGGAAGAAGATTATGAAAGTGACGATTAATGGAAAAATATCTAATGATGCTTTAAAAAGTATTTTAGAAACACAAAAAGAAAAGACAAAAACGATCACTGATTTTTGTAAGAAAGAAAAGCTAGAAACTTTTTCATATAAAGACTCTGAACTTGAGTTTGACTATGAACATGAAGTTAAGCCTAAACAAACCAAAAAAGTAGAGGTAAGAACCAATGATAAAAGAAACTAGACTAGCAGAAGTTAGTCTTCATGAAGATGAAGGCAAGATGATTTTAGAAGGCTATGCGTTAGTCTTTAATCAAGAAACCTTAATTGGTGATGAGACTTATGGATTCATTGAAGAGATATCACCTAATGCTTTAGGAGAAACTAAAATGAAGGATGTTCCTATGAAATATAATCATATGGACTCTTTTTTGATTATTGCTAGAACCAAGAACAAATCACTAGAATTAACCGTTGATCATATAGGTCTAAAGGTAAGAGCTGAACTTTTAGATACAAGTCATAACCAGGATATTTATAAAATGGTTAGAAGTGGCCTATTAGATAAAATGAGTTTTGCTTTTACGGTTGAGGAACAGGTATGGAACCGAGAAGGTGATATTCCTAAAAGAACCATTACGAAGATAGAAAGGTTGTATGATGTGTCGGTTGTGGATACACCGGCATATGATGCAACCTCAATATACGCTCGTTCTTTAGAGTCCATGGAGTTGGAACTAAAGACTATGGAGTTAGCAGAGCAAAATGAAAAATCAGATCTAATCAAAAAACGTATCAAAATTAAATCAAAAATCTAAGGAGAGAGAAAAATCATGAATTTAGAATTAAGAAGAAAAGAAATCGAATCACGATTAAAAGAAATTAGAAGTCTAGTAGATTCAGAAGCTGATCTAGAAAAACTAGAAGCACTAGACACAGAAACAACAACCCTTCAAGAAGAAAGAGCATCGATTGATAAGAAGATGGCGATTGCTTCTAAAACAGAGTTTAAACCTATTCAAGTAGATAACCGTCAAATGGTCGATAAAGAAAAACTAGAAACCAGAGGACAAAGCTTAAAAGAAAGCAGAGTCATTCAAGTATCAAGCTCTGAAATATTACTCCCTGATCACACTTCAACTAATCTTGCACCAGTTCCATTTGCTCAAGTGTCAAGTTTGGTTGATCGTGTGAATGTTATTAACTTAAATGGTGGTGAGACTTATAAGAAATCATTTGTTAAATCAAATGGTATCGCTGGGACGACTGCAGAAGGTGGAGCTTACTCTGAAACTGAACCAGCATTTGGGTACTTAACCATTTCTAAAGTAAAAATCACTGCTTATACAGAGATTACTGAAGAGTTAGAAAAACTACCTTCAATTCCTTATCAAGCAGAAGTCTTAAGAAACATTAATATTTCACTTAAAAAGAAAATCAGTGAACAAATCTTACGTGGTGCTGGAACGACTAATACATTCACTGGTATTTTTAGTGAAGCTGCAGTGGCACTTGCGGATAAAGCAGCGCTTGAAATTGAAGCGATTACGGATTCAACTTTAGATGACATTGTCTTTGCTTATGGAGGCGATGAAGAAGTTGAAGGTGGTGCAGTATTAATTCTTAATAAGAATGACTTGCGTGCTTTTGCTGGACTTAAGACACAAGAAGGTCGTAAAGTTCACTCAATTGATTATGTCAATAAAACCATTGATGGCATTCCTTATATCATTAACTCATATTGTAAAGCAATCTCAGATAGTAATACTGTCGCTGGTGAATATGGTATTGCTTATGGTGCACTTAAGAACTATGAAGTACCAGTATTCTCACCTGTAGAAATTGGTAAATCAACAGATTATAAATTTAAAGACGGTATTATCAGTTATAAAGCTTCAGTCTTTACTGGTGGTAATGTTGTCGGTTATAACGGCTTCTTACGCATTAAGAAGAAAGCTGCACCTGCAGGATAATTATCGTTAAGAAAGGATTGATCCCATAATGATTTTAGATATTGTAAAAAAGGCTTTACTCATCCCCCAAGTAGAGACTTATGCTGATGATGAGTTAAACACGCACATCAACAGCTGTAAACATTACATGATGAGTTGTGGGGTTGATCCTTCTTATATAAATGATGAATCAAATCCAATGGTTAGTACAGTCATTATTATTTATGTGAAGACATTTTATGGCTTTAAAAACGATGGAAGCGCAAAAGAACTACCCAAGTCATTTGATATGCTGGTAGGTCAACTCGCATTAACAAAAGGGAGCTAAACAAAATGTATCCAAATTCCCCCAATATAAGAATGCACTTACTAACCTTGGAGATGATTCCTAACACCATGGGTGTGATGAGTTATCAGTTTAAATCGAGAAAAGAAGTGATTGGTATCAATTTTTCGATTACTTCAAGAGAGTATTATGAAAGTAAACGTTCAGATATACGAATTGATATTGCAGTTAAAGTTCAAGGGATCGTCTATGATGGCTCTAAGTATGTAGATATAGGTAGTGTTATCTATAAGATAGAAAGATCCTATCAAACAGGACAGTTTATTGAACTCTATTTAAAACGAACAACAATCAAGTTGGGTGATATCATTGATTACACTTGATGACTTAGGCAAAGCGATCGAAGATGAAATAGAAAGTTATGTAGAAGGCTTAATTCCTAAACTTGAGAAAAGGCTTAATGATACTGCTGAAGATATATTAAATTACACGAAACGTAACGCACCAAGAAGTGGCTATAAAAATGCCTTTGCAGATTCATTTGTCGCAACTTCAAATGGAAGTGGGTTGAACACATCTATATCTATCTATTCTGAAGGCAAAGGTGGACTTACCCATTTACTTGAGTTTGGTTATACACATAGAAGTGGAAAGTATGTAGGACCACGACCTTTTATGAGGCCGGCTTATGATATGTTTACACCAAAGATGTTAGAAGACATCAAAGAAATCATTTCTAAAGGAAACTGATATGAAGGAAATTTTAGAATCACTCTACCTTACATTAAGTTCTGTTTTACCAGGACAAGTGTCTTATGGCAAAAAAGACAGTATAGATGAAAGTGATGATTATATCATTTATCAAGAAGTATCAAATAAGGGATCTATGTATGCGGATGATAAAGTGACCATGCGCATAATGACGATCCAACTTAATCTAATAACAAAGCAAAAGAACCTCGAGTTAGAAGAAAAGCTCGAGGTGTCTTTATATTATGGTGGTTATGAGTTTCAAATGGTCACTGAATATCAAAATGAGGACGGTTCTATAAACCGTGTATATGAAATCAAATTGGAGGTTTTATAACAATGAGTAATAAAGTAACTTTTGGTTTAACCAATGTGCATTATGCACTTGCAACACAAACAGAAGATGGTAGTTGGACCTTTGGAGTTCCTAAACGATTAGAAGGTGCACAAGAAATTAGTACTGAGGTCATTGGTAGTAGTGCACAAGTTTACGCAGATGATAAAGTGATTAAAACACTTGTATCTAATTCTGGATCTAACGTGACACTTAAGTTTACTGAAATTGATGAAGCATTTAAAAAAGATATCTTTGGTTTCTTAGAAGATACCAATGGGAACTTAATAGAAATTGTGAATGCTGAGACAAAGACATTCGCATTAGGCTATGAAATTCAAGGTGACATGAAAGCAAGACGAATTTGGTATTTCTTATGTACTGCATCGCCTTCAGGTGACTCAAGTAAAACAAAGTCAGATTCAATTGAAGCAAACTCAATAGAACTTAATATTACAGCAAGACCAATAGAAGCAGGAAACAATCTCATCTTAAGAGCAATCGCAGGAGCAAGTGATACAAATTACGCAACGTTTCTAACAACTGCACCTACATTGCCAACATTCTTATAAGGAGTAGCACATGGAAAAAACACTTAATCTAGGTGATAAAGACTATCGCCTGCATTCTTCACTATTTACAATCATTGATTATCGCAATGTGTTTTCAACTGAACTATTTAGTGATATTAAAAAGCTAGAAAAGACAGGTAAGAAAGAAGAAGATTTATCCACAGTCATTGATACGATCTTTAGGATCATCTATGTACTTCATAGACCTTTTAGTAAGCAATCATATAATGACTTTTTGATGTCATTAGATTTTGGTTTATTAAGTAACCAGGATGAATTACAAAATCTGACGAATACGATAGGTGAAATGCTCGGGACATTTCAGAAAAGCACACCCTCACCCAGTAAATCAAAATAGTGCAGAAGAAAAAGACATCACAGCTAACATCATATTTAATCTCGCTCACCTTGGATTATCAATTGAAGATACCAAGTCATTTGATCTAGAAACTTACTTTTCAATCGTAGAATTAGAGAAGAATGTGATAAGTGGCAATAAATCAAGTAAAAGAGCAACACAAAATGATATCGATAACTTTCTAATATAGGAGGTGGAATTATCGCAGAAACAGTAAAAGGACTCAATATCAAACTGAGCCTTGATGGTAGAGATTTAGATAATGAATTAAAAGATATTAAAAAGGATCTCAAAGAACAAAATAAAGATCTAAAAGCCATTAATGCTAATTTAAGATATGATAGTTCTAATCTTGATTTATGGAAATCAAAACAAGATAAATTAAATAGTATTTTACAAACAACAAAGAAAAGACTAGATACACAAAATTTAGAACTTGAAAAAGCCAAAAAAGCAGTTCAGATTGGCGACATGAGTCAAGAAGAATTTAATAAACTCAAGCGTAATGTCCAATATACAGAAGCTGAACTCGCAAAACTTAATGGCCAGTTGAGTAACACAAATAATAAAATCAAAGAATTAAGTAATGCCAAGTTTGATAAGATTGGTAAACTTGGTTCAACACTGACAAAATCTGTAACGGTTCCTATCTTAGGAGCCGTTTCTGCTTTAACAGCATTTTCGATAAAGACTGCTTATACTGCAGATGAAATTGGTGATACTGCAGAAAAGATTGGTTTATCAGCTGAAGCGTTTCAAGAGTGGAATCATACCGCGACTATTTTAGGTGTATCCACAGAAAGAATGGAACGAGCCTTTGTTAAAGTTAATGGTGTCTTAGGTGATATTGCGACTGGCAATGGTGAAAAGTTTGCGGATAGTTTAGGATTAATTGGACTTACTGTTGATGACTTAAAAGGTAAAAACGCAGATGAAGCATTTCTTATTATTAGAGACGCTTTAAGCAAAGTGGAAGATGAAGCAATAAGACTAGGTGTGGCCAATGATTTATTAAGTGAAAGAGTCGCAGCTGACATTATTCCGGTTTTATCTAAAGAAGCAGAAGTTATTAATGACTTAAGACAAGAAGCAAGAGAACTTGGTATAGTAACCAATGAACAAGCAGCGCAAGCCGGTGAGTTCACGGATGCACTTGATAGAACCAAACAAGCCTTATCTAGTTTAGGTGTCGATATTGCAAGTACACTTATGCCAGTGATTCAAAATCTCATTATCAAAGTTAGAGATGAAATGATACCCGTTGTAAAAGACTGGATTACAAGATGGAATAGTCTAGATTCAGATACAAAGAAAATGATCGCAACTCTCATAGGGTTAGTTGCGGCTATTGGTCCAGTACTCGGGGTTGTTGGTAAGGTTGGACCACTCTTAAATATTGTGGCCATGACGCTTAAGGGTGTGGGTGCTGCCGGGCTTTTTGCAGGGGCAGGTATAAACTTCGCAACTCTTGGTATTGGCGCGCTAATCGCCATTTTAGCGCTTGCTTTATTTCAAAGTGAAGAGTTTAGAGCCTTGCTTGATAGGCTCATGGAAACCTTCATGTTGTTACTGCCTCCAATCATGATGATCGTAGATGCACTCCTTACGGCATTACAACCAATTCTAGATGTTATTATTGATTTAGTTGTCATGCTCGTGGATATTTTAGTACCCATATTAGACGTATTACTAATGCCACTGATTATGCAAGTGACGATGTTTGCTGAGATATTAGAAGCATTAGCGCCTTTGATTACAACTTTAGGTCAAGTCTTACAAGCAATACTAGTTCCAGCTATTAAAGTATTAAAGACGGTGCTTGATCCAATTTTAAAAGTGGTTCAAAAAATTATCGAGTTTATTCAGAAAATCTTTGAATGGATCGGAGAGTTACCTAAAAAGATCGGAGACTTTGGTGGTAAGGTAAAAAATGTCTTTGGTAGTGTTACAGAAGGAATTAGTAACATTGCATCAAATGTTACTGATGGTATCAGTGATTTTGCAGGTAAAGCTGCAGATAAAGTTGGTGGCTTTTTTGGTAAGGTTGGAGGCTTCTTTAGTGATACATTTAACCTAAAAGGTTCTAGCCAAGTTACGAACAGTACAAACAATACTTCAAGTACCGCTAACACAAACCACATCACAATCAATACAACCTCACCAACCTTTGATATTGATTCTATCAATCAAGCATTAGGAGGTAGTGTCATTTGATTAGAGCATTTTACTTAGAAAACGAATATGGTGAACTATACTTTTTCAACCATAAGAATCAAACGATTATAACCCAAGCCAGTGGTCTTGGGTTTTCTTTAGATATCAAGTATTTAGAATACAATAAGTATTTCGCAAAAACTGAAAGCAATCTTCCTTTAACAGATATTACTGAAACACTGATATTTTTAAAAGGGTATCAAGGGTATAAAGACTTTGTAGATTATTTATCACGATCCAAAGATGCGCTTAAGATGCATTATGAAACACCAGCATTTAAAGCCTATTGTTATGTTGATGTATTAAGTCTATCAAAAGGTGAACTGGTTGCTTCAACCATTCAAAGTCAAATAATCTTTAAAAAAGTATCGATGTGGTACAAAGAAAAAATTTTTGAGATTATCGCCAATGGTAATCAGTCTGGTAAAGTGTATCCCTATAGTTATCCTTATCATTATGAGAGTTCTTATCAAGGACTGATACATATTAATAATCAAGGATTAGATGAAGCACCAATCAATATTGAAATCCATGGTGCCTTTTATCATCCTGAAGTATCAATATTAAAAAATGGATATGTCATATCAAAAATGAAACTTTATGTGGAATCAGAAAATGCATCACTAAAAATCATAGCTATACCTAGTAAACAAGAAATATCATTATTAGAAAAAGGAACTGCAACAGATGTCTATGGCAAACAGGACTTTCAAGAAGATAATTTCTTATTTGTGAATCATGGAAACTATGAGATTGAATTTAAACCAGGAGTTGCGACTGAGTCTTTATGTAAAGTGACGCTTCTTGAAGGGTATATGGGTATTTAAGATGAAGCTCATATTTCTAGATAGAAAAACCCTTCAATATAAAGACTATGCACCAGTTGGGAAAGAATATGAAATTAACCTTGATATGGTAATCATCCAGCGTTCAGTTTTTAAAGCCAATAAAACCAATATTCAAACAGCCATAGGTGATATTGTCATAGCTTCTAATGAATTATTTTCTTATATTGGTATCTTAGAAAGCATCGAACAAAAAGATGATCATTCAACAATCATTAAAGCTCTTGATTTTAGAGAAATATTTAATCTAGATATACCAGTTACTAGTTTCACCGGTGATTTAATTGATTACTTGTATCAAGTGATTCATACGCATTTCAAGGTGAATAGTGATGCCATGCAAAACCTTGACTACTTGACTGTACAAAAAGATGCGAGTATTTATGGATCACTCAGTTTTGAAGCAGACAAGATTGAAAGTATCTCAAAACTCTTTGAACTTGTTTCAAAGACTTACGGGATTAGTTTTCAAACAGAAGTGCTTTATGTACGAGGTCGAATTACAGGTATCTTATTTAAGATTGTACATGTGAATGAAGGACTTGTGATGAAAAGTAACTTTTCATCGATTTTAAATATTGAAACCAATGATTCATCTTCACAAGTCATAAATAAGATTATCTTTTATCCAAGAAGTGATAATGAGATTTATAAAGATATTAAAACCTATTACTTGCTTACAAGTGGAAATATCACAGAAGATAGTCATCACGTAGATAGGTATCATTCAGTGATGGCCAAGTCATTTATCTATGCAGATAGAGAAGTAGATACGCTAGAAACCAAAGCTAGAAGTGAAATGATGACGTCAAAACTTGATCACTATATCTCATTTAATTTAGATTTAAATAATAAAATATTTAAACCCTTTATGAACTTTCATTTAGGGGATTATATATCATTCATTCATAAACATAAAAATTACGATACGGTTGTAACAGGGATCTTGTTTAAAGATACGCTTAAGGTCGTAAAAATAACCCTAGGTGAATATCGGGTAAAGCTAACAGAAAAAATACAGCTTTTAAGTAAAGCGAAAACGACACAGTCTAGTAGTGTCACCAGTACCAATACCAATTTAGATGGAGGTGAATTCTAATGGGAATTCAAAAAATAACCTTTGAAAGTGGGAATGTTACCGCGAAAATTGATGCAGATTTGTATCACTTTTTTTATTCAAAGGATATCGGGATTTTAAAAGGATTAAAAAATGAGTGTCAGGTGACACTCGCAAATAACACATTAACATTTCAAGATGGCTATGTTTCTGTATATGGCCGCATTATCTATATTGAAAATCAAACAACGATCGGTATTACACCTGATTCGAATAAAAATGGTTATGTCGTCCTTGGCGTTAATACAGCAACCAATGAAGTAAATCTTTATTTAAAAGAACAAGTCAGTGGTTATCCTTCACTGAAGCTTACGAATCTACTAACAACAGAAGGACTCTATGAGTTTGTTTTATGTGCATATACCAAGACAACAACATCCGTATCGATTAATCAAACCTATACTAGAAAAGTTATTTTAAATGATAAAGATAAAATTGCTGATTTAGAAAATAAGTTGCTTGATAGATATAGACCGGTTAGAAAAAATCTAACCAAGGTATCTAATGGCGTTTATCAGTTTTTTAATACATCATCGGTTGAGTTATCTGAATCACTGGTGTATGTCCTGATTAACAATACGACGATTATTAGCTTTCCAGGAGATAGTTTATTTATTCATATTGGATCAAATAGAAATATCAGCTACAGGTATGCTGGAGCTGATTATACACTAAGCGTCCTTTATGAACAAGGCGTTGTGACTTTAAGTTGTGGGAATACAACCCATAACATTACATCAGCATATATAAAAAAATAGGAGGAAGTTATGGCAACAATTCAAATTAAAAGAAGAACATCTGCAGGAACAGGACCCCTTACCGGGACAACTGGGGTAGTGAAAGCAGGAGAGCCACAAGTTGATTTTAATGGTGAGCATTTATATATCGCTAAAACGGATAAAACAGCGTCAAGTTCAGTCCCTTTAGCAGATAGTGATTATTTAAAAATACCATCAGCTGGTAAAGTTGATGATCAAATTGATACAAAGATTACAGCACTTGGTTTAGGTAGCGCAGCAACCAAAAACACAGGAACAGGAAATGGTAACATTCCAATTCTAAATTCAAGTGGAAAACTCGCAGATAGTGTTGTGCCTAAGATTGCGATGACCAATACATTTGTTGTGGCAAGTCAAACTGCGATGTTAGGTTTATCAACTGCACAAGAAGGAGACGTTGCAGTACGAACAGATTTAAATAAATCATTCATCTTAAAAGCAGCGCCTTATTCAACACTAGCTAACTGGCAAGAGCTCTTAACGCCAACTGATGCAGTTACAAGTGTTAACGGTTCAACTGGCGCAGTTACCGTTACACTTGCAGATTTAGGTGGAGTTGCAGGATCTACTTATAACACACATGTTTCAAGTAATCTTCACTTAACCACAGAACAAAGAACAAAATTAGCCAATGCAAAGATATCAACAATTATTACGGCTGAAGGGATGGCACTCGCTTCTAGTGAGTCAAATTATGATTCAACAGTAATAACCAATGCACTAAAATATTTCCCAGTCGTTGATACAGGTTATACACCTACAAAAATTAAATATAAATTAGGTATAGATGTATCAAAAGTGCTCACACCTTCATCAGTCATTGATGGTGGAACTTATTAATGGCGATTATTAGAGTCAAAAGAGGCAGCACTATACCAACGACTTCAAAATTATCTTATCTTGGTGAGTTAGCTTTTGATTATGGGTCGAATGCCTTATATGCAAGAGGATCATCATCCGTTGTAAAAATTGGTGGTGAAATGGAAGTGGTCTATTTTTATGAAGGCTATGGGTATACGCATACCTTGTCATATGCCTTTGATCCAAACTACATCTATAAAGTCCATATCATTTCATCAACGCTAGGTAGTTCAGCCGATGTGTCAGACACCTATATCTATTATAGAACGAGTGCCTCATCAAATTTACAAGGATCCTATATTGCCCATCATGTGAATACTGAAGATAGTACCCACACGACTAGAACTGGTAAGAACTCAACCGTTCATTACATCGAGGATAGTTACGCCAGTGGTCCAGTTATTACAAGTGGAATCACGAAAGTCATTGACTTTGAGATTTCACCAACCTTTAAAAGTAGTTATACAGATACCGCACAGTGGATTGCATATGGTAAAAGTATCGCAACCTTATCTGGCCAAAGTGATAGTTCAATAAAACTCGCAGATTTTGTGCATTCGTTTAATGGAAACTTAGGGGCGATATATATCAATACAGGGCTTAACATTGGTGCACCTGATTCCATTTCAATTACCCTTTATAGAATAAAGAGAAAGTAGGCAGTTATGGCAATTATTAGAGAATTAGAAACGAAGTTTGGTATCAGTGCATCCTACCACAGGATAACAGCATTTAATATCAGCTATTCAAATAAGAAAATCAGTTTATGTGTTGCGACTTATATATCAAAAGAAGCGAGAGCGAATTTTAATCAACCAGTAGAAGAAATCGACATTGAAATTCCATTTGGAGATTTCACAAGTTTCTTAAATGTAAACCCAATTGAAAGATGCTATCTATGGTTAAAAGACAATGTCATTGGCTTTGAAGATGCCCTAGATGACTTTGATGTCTTAGAACCGATCATAGAACCGGTCGCAAGTGATGAACCCAATCCTAACGAAAATTAGAGGGATATTTCCTTATCATAAAATCTTACTTGTATACTACAGTGGTTCAATAGCTTACGGCATTAATGACGAACATAGTGATACTGATGTCACAGTGGTCTTAGAAGATTTTAGAGATAATATTCATCTGAATCTAGGACAAGTTGACTTGTTTATCTTTTCAAAAGAGAGATTTCTAGCAAGACATAGCTTTGATGAAACGATAACTGCATATCACAGGTCATCTACAGATACATTTTTGAGTTTAGAAAAAACACTCATACATATGGATCCTGATTTCAAAGAAACCGTTGATAAGCTATTAAACATCAATCATAAAGAGTTTTTATTAAAATCATTAGAAGCACAGCTTGAGTACGGGAAAGCAAGATATGAAATCACAAAGGCATTCAAATCCCATTATCATTTCTTTAGATATAGAGGCATCATAGAACATTATAAAAAGACTGGTAAGTTTGAACTTGTTTGTCCTGAACCATGGCACTCGTATATGATTGATTATAAAAACAACTGGGACAATATCAAAGGTAGTAAGTATTATGAATTATTAGAAGAATCAATAGAATTTATAGAAAACTATATAGAAGGGATGAAGCGGGTTGAATTGGGATAATTTACTGATGTTTTTTAGAATGGAAAATCTGATCTATTGGATCGTCACCATGGTTGTAGTGATTCTAACAACCATTAAGCAATTTAATAGACAAGATAAAAAGAGCAAGACGAATAATGACGAGATATTAAATAACTTACAAAAAATAGATCGTCAGAATGTTAAAATGCTTAATCTACTTGAAATGCACTCACAAGACATACGTTCATTAAAGAAGGATGTCAATGTGCTTGAACACCGTGTTTCAAGATTAGAAGATTCACAAGTTAATATATATAAACGTCTAGGAGGACAAAAAAATGACAATACTTGAAATCATATTGTTAATACTTAACATTGCGCTAGCTTCGCTTTATATCACATCAAAACTTAAAGATAATAAGAGCCTTGCGTCTATTGTTAAAGAAGTAAAAGAGGATATTAAGTTATCTTCTGAAGCGGTATCTGATTTAGTATCTAAAGCTAAAGATATCGTCTTTGATGAAACGGTGCAAAAAACAATCAAAGAGTTTATCATGATTGTAGAAGAAAAGAATCAACTGGCCAAAAGCAAAGGCGAAACATATCTTACTGGTGATGATAAAAAGCATGCAGTTATTGGAAGGTTAAGTGAATGGATATCTAACTTAACAGGTTCTACTGAAAGAGCCGTGCACTTTGTTGAAGATAATCAAAGTAAGATAGAATCAATTATTGATGAGTACATTTCATTTAGTAATAAAATGCATGGAAAATCCAGTTTATCTGAAGCAGAAAGAATAATTGCAGAAAAACTCCTTACAGAACAATAGTAGTTGATATTCTAAGCGACTAGGAGTATTATAAAAATGCTGGAGGTAAGAGAATGCTAAATGACGTCACACTTGCAGGCCAAGTCAGACAAATTGACAGAGCTGCAGGAATAATTACTTTGGACATAAAACGTGCAAAGGAAGAAAAGTATGATTTAATACCTTTATCGGTGAAAGATGACATCATGGATTTGCTCGACGAAATAGAAGTAGGAATGACGATTGGTGTAAGAGCAAAAATTGAAATTGATGACAATATCATGCGGATAAAAGTTGAAAAAGTTCACTATGCAATGGAACGAAAAAGCGTATAAACGCTAAATAGAGAGAAAAAAGCCATATTCNAAAGCCATATTCAAGCAAATTAGCTGAATATGGCTTTTTGTATTTTAAAATGGACTTTATCGTGATATACTTATAATAATAAGAGCAACTATGGGGGATGGCATGGATAATTACCAACTAGCTATGATGGGCGTTAAGATTGCATCTAAGATATTACACATAAACGCGCCAGAAGTGCGTTTTTTTATTGACAAAAATTCAGATGAAAGAAGGATTAATGCAGTCTTTAATCCAGAGCTATATGTTATAGCCTTTAATGAGAACTGGTTAGATACTGTTGAAAACAATCTTGAAGTTATGGTGACATGTTTTCATGAATCGAGACATGCGTACCAATACAATGTAATTAATAGATTATATAAAGGTGAAGATATTGTTAATGAAGATACCATTAAACATTGGGAGCAGGAGTTTAAAAGTTATCATAGGGGCAGTGGTGTTCCTTCGAAGGACAACAAATATTTATTTCAAGATATAGAAATTGATGCGATAGCATTTGCACATAAAATGATGTTAGAGCATTTTGAAGTTAAGACATTTATACCGGAATCAATAAAGAAAGAAGTTAATTTAAAATTAATTAGTTGATCTATATAAGCACTAATATGAAAGGTGGACAATTGATGGGGCCAGATAAATCTCGAAGATTAATTGAAAATTTTTTTAAAATTAATTCTGACGATGAACTTAATGTATATCTTAAAAGAAAATTCTCGAAAAACAAAAAATTGTACAAGTATTGTCCAGTAACAGATGAAGAAAATATAGAGAACAATTACAGCGTTAAGAATTTAATTAAGTTTCAGGTATGGTTATCTGAACCAAAAGAATTCAATGATCCTTTCGATAGTTCAATTGGGCTTTCAGAACAGTTCATCTATAATTTAATGATGAGCGGGATGCTAAATCAAGAATATTTAGATAAATCAAATGAGGAAGTAAAAAAAATCACAAAGGATGATTTATCTACTTACACTAAGTTTAAAGAAACTATCGATAAAATGGATAAGTCATTTTTAAAAGATTTTTTTGGCTATTACGCAAAATCAGAAGAAAGATATAATTTGTTGGTTAAACTAAAAAACTCTGACGATAACAAAGAAATTATTTATAACTTATTTACCGATCGTGATTTCACAAGAAAATTTTTCTCAAACTTGATAAATAATAAAATGATGAACGAGAATAATATAAATAATATTGTAAACTTGTTAAATGATGAAAATGTTAGAAAACTAACTAATAGTGAAAAAATGGCACGGGAAATCACACTTGATAAACGAGAAGGCTTACTTGATTGGGATAGTATGTATGAAATGGCGGAATCGTTTAATATAGATAAAAGTATAATAGACAATGCTATAGATAAATCTAGAGATGCATTAGTGCTTTTAGCAAAAAAATCAGCTAGTTTTATTAATGATAGTTTCGGAATGTCTTGCTTATCTGAAAAATCTGACAATGGTCTAATGTGGGGACATTATGCAACTAAACATAGAGGGTTTTGTATAGAGTATGATATTGATAAACTAATTGAAACAAATTTGAAAGCTGCTTCATATATTTTCCCCGTGATTTACACCAAAACAAGACCTATTATTGATAGAAATATTATAGAATCATTTGAAATAGTCGATAAGAAAGTTGTCCCTAGTGAAAGTGTTAATGAGAGTTTAACAAAAGCACTGCTTTCAAAATCAAAAATTTGGAAGTACGAAAAAGAATGGAGAATTATAACTCCGGTTAAAAATAATAATAGAGAGTATAGTTTTGATTGTGTGTCAGCAATATATTTAGGGGTGAATGCATCTCAAAAACTCAAAGATTATATGCAGCATTTTTGTGATAAGAGTGATATATTATTGAAGCAATATAAACTTAACATAGAAGACTATAGTATAAATTTTTAA